AGATCGCCCCGGCCCTGTTCTTGATCAGCGTCGCGGACCGCGACCAGGTCGACGAGCTCGCCTTCGCCGCGGCGTCGGTCTCACCGATCGCGCCGGTCATGGCGCGCATCGCGGCGACTCCCTGCTTGGAGTCGCCGCGGACGACTATGAGTACTGATTCTTCAGCCATCAGTGATACCTCTGCCGGCCCTGTTGCTGCTGCCGCGTCCTAGCGAAGAACTCGGCTGTCCTGCGGGCGGCTGCGCGTGCCTCCATGCGGCGGGCCAGGTGACGGTAGCGAGACTTGAACTCTCGCCACCCCATCGACCGCCACGCGTCGGGCGGCCAGTGAAGCGTTTCCTCGAGGTCCGCTAGGAGGTCTTGGAACTGCGCGTACCTGAACGCGGCTTCGCCCTCGACGCCTTCGCCCGCGAAGGCCGCGAGCTCCTCGGCGAGCGGGTCCTCGACTGCGCCGGCGTAGGGCGTTCCTCCACGTCCTTGTCGGCGCCGTTGTAGAGAGCCTGCACCTCGCGGATCAGCGTAGGGATCTGCGGCAGGTGGATCGGCAGCTCCTCGAGATCGGGCTGGCGCTCCTGGAACAGCTCCAGCAGCTTGTCGTACATCTCCCGGATCACGCCAGCAATCGCTTCGCCGTCGTCGTTCGACACCTCCTCCAGCTCGTTCTCGAGCTCGAGGAACGTCAGCATTGACGGAACGGGGATGTCGCCCGGGATCAGGTACTCGGGGCCGTCTACCTGCAGCTTGACCGTGATGTCGCTGGGAACCAGCGGCGACAGGTCGACATAGCGGCCGTTCTCGGCCACTATCGGAGGTAGCTCGTGGCGGACCCGATGATGTTCGCCCTGAGCTGGGTGAGAGAGGTCGCACCCTTCACCGCCATTGCGGAGACGTTGATGACCATGGTCTCACCATCCGGGTTCAGGCGGTTGACCGCCGCTCCGGTGTAGTTGAGCAGCGGCACGTCCAGCGCGATGAGCTGGGACGCTCCGATCTGACGCTCTGCGTGGAAGGAGCCGGTGGCGAGATCGACGGGCACGTACGAGCCGCCGTTCCTCTGCACCTTCCGGTACAGCGTCGGGTCGACGAGCACAACCTGCATTTCGATCGCCAGGGAGCGCGTCAGCTCCACGACATCGGCGCGGGTCACGTTGACCGTGAACAGATCGTCGTCGACCTTGCGCTCGAAGCGGTACGCGAAGCTCTGGATCCACAGCGACGTCGCGCCGTCGATCAGGTAGGCGCCGCCGGCGTGCATCGCCGGGTTGCCAACCTCGATGGCCGGCGTGAGCGCGGAGGCGATCGGCCGGCCGTAGTAGGTCCCGCCGCCGATCATCGGCACGGTGATCTTCCACGGCTGCTTCGCCTCGGACTCGACGGTGAAGCCGGAGATGATCGCGTTCATCACGCGCTCGATCTCGTTGCCTCCCGCGAAGCTCTGCTCGACGGTCAGGGCCGGAACGGTCGCGTTCGGCACGTAGATGTGCGAGGCGACGCCGCCGGGCGCAACGGAAGGCGGGTCGATCCCGGAGCCCATCGCGTAGGCACCGAGGTAGGCGAACGCGTTCGGACGTGCGTAGACCTCCACCGAGCCATCGGGCTTGACCGAGCTCTTGTAGTGCAGGCCGGAATCCTGACCGTCGCCGCCCTCGTAGACGTCCTGCGTCTCCATCGCGGGATCGAACGAGGCGTCGTTCAGATACTTCAGGAACTGGAAGCTGGTGGCCTCGACGGTGTCGGACGACTGCTTGCCGATCGCAAGGTAGTTCGCGGGATCGTTGGAGCTGAACGGCATTACGCGTCCTCGCCTTCACCATCGTTGGGATCGGCGTTCTCGGACTCGTCGGCCACGGTGCCCTCGGCGTCGAGCGCCTTCTTGGCATTCCGCACATCGGTGACACCAATCGCGCCGTCGGCGTTCGTGCCTTCGATCTTCGTCAGGTCGACCCCCAGATCGCCGGCGAGCTTCTCGGCTGCGTCGGTGGCCTTGTAGCCGACCGCATCGCTGTCACGATCATCAAGCACTGCCTGCACGTCGCTGACCTTGATCGTCGCGCCGTCGGCGTAGCCCTCAATCGCGGTGACGTCAACACCCTCGGCCTGGGAGAGCTCGTAGGCGTCGTCGTCAACGCTGAGCGGAATCATCCCGGTCACGTAGGCGAGCGCCGCCGGACCCTCTACCTCGTCGCCGGCCTCGACATCCTTGCCGAGCAGGACCACCTTCACGGGCGGTCCCTCGTACCGGAACTTCAGCAATGTGGGCTCGTCAGCCATCTACCCCGTAGTTCGGGGCGATCAGACGGCCGTTGCGATCTTCACGCGGTAGATGCTCGCGACGGACTGCACGAAGTAGCCGGTCGGCGTCGGCCGGAACACCGGCCCGTAGTCGTCATCGGCCCAGTAGATCGAGTACGCCCCTTCGATCTCTCGATCCTTCAACAGCGCTCGCTTCGCCGCCATCTGCGTCCTCACGAGCAGCTTCCAGAGCATGTCCTCGTTGGCCTCAGCCACCCAGACAACGACCTTCACCAGGCTGTCGGCCAGCACCTCGTATCCGTCGTCGCTGATCTCGCGCTGCCCGTCGGCCAGCACCATGATCCACGGGTACGTCAGCTCAGCGCGGACGCCAATCGTGATCTGCTCGGGTGGCGGCATCAGGATGTCCACACCATCACTCGTCGCCGCGTTCATGGCGTCGACCTTCGCAGGCAACTCCAGCAGCAGCTTGTCGTGGACCCCGTTCAGTGCAAGCTCGATGTCCATCAGCGACAGTCCTTCCAGACGCCGTGCACCAGGTGCCCGTGCCAGTAGCCATGTTCTCCGGTCAGCTCGATCGAACAGTTTGGGTTCGGCGGCACCGGCTTCAGCGTAATCGAGTCGTTCGGCTCAATGTGGATCTTCCAGCGGCTGTCGATCCGCACCAGGTCGCCGGTCGGACAGCGCCCCCAGAGCGTGCCGTCCTTGCGGAGCGAGTAGTCACCCTTCAGCAGCTCGCTGATAATCGCATGCGGACCGACCCGCCGCCCCACATATTCGCCCTTCACCCTGGTCTTGCTGCGCGCCATCAGAAGTTCTCCGCGCCCATCAGGAGCGAGCCCTCGTACGAGATAAACGCCTGCAGCTCCGGCTTCACCGCAGCCATCAGCATCTCGTCGGGAATCACCGGCGGGCGCGCCGGCATGTCCTGCGTGCCAGTCGCGTGAAAGATCGCGTGCGCCACGTCGGTCCCCAGGACGATGCCCTCGGCTCCGACGCTGATCACGCCATCCTTCGTCAAGCTGTCGCGCAGCTCGCCCTCCTGAACGAGGATCGGCCTGCCCGGATACACGACCGCCTTCCATGCTGCGTAGGTCGGCGAGAGCGCCGGCCAGGAGCCCTCGCCTCTGCTCGCGAACCAGTGAGTCTCGAGGCGACGGAACGCGATCGCGATCTGCCCGTACAGCTTCGTCATCTCGCCAAGCGAGCGCTCGTACGCCTCCATGTGGCCGATCACCCGATCGGCACCCTCCAGCACGATCGAGGTGCTGCCGCTCACCGCGGCCTACAGGTCTTCGTCGCGCGTGAAGTACGACGTTGCGCAGTCGCCGCTGCGAGCGTGACGAGCAACCCCACTCGTGGTCGTCTTCAGGCCATCGTCGGGCAAGCCTTCACTGCCGTCGTCGATGCCCTTCAGAATCGCGTTCCATCGTCTCTCGAGAGCCGCGAAGTGCTTGCCGTCGGTGCCCTGCGGCAACGCCAGCGCGGTCTCCATCGCACCACCGATCGCAGCCCACTGATTCAGCACGCCTTGGCTCTGCGTCGCTCCCGTCGGGATGGGCAGTGCATAGCCGTTCCGCTTCAGACGAGCGTCGAGCTCGTCGCTCACCCCGAGGAGCATGTCATCGACCTGCGACGCCGATGGCTTCGACGTCGCAGTGAGGGTGAACCACGGAAGCTGAGCGGAGACGTCCGGGGCGAGCGCGTAAGGAACTCGGCTCATGCGCTCAGAGTAGTGGGTTCATCGGCCACGGTCCAACACTGCGCCGCGTTCAACGGGCAGCATCGACGGCGGCAGCACGTGGTCGAGAAACTTCGCCTCCCACTCGTCGGCGACGCCTTCCCAGCCAAGCTGGAGCGCGTGCTCGCGGCCGTCACGCTTGGCCTTGGCCTGCACCGCCTTCGACGTCAACGCGGTGACCACCGCGGATACAAAGTGGTCCTCCCACTTCTTGCTAAGCGCTGTCCCATCGGCCGTGCGCCGCACGCTGACGGGGATGCCGCCGACAACGGTCTCGGTCAGCGCGCCGTACTCGGTGAACACCGGCACGCATCCGCCGGCCTGTGCCTCCATCGCGCTGATGCACGAGATCTCCGGGAACAGCACCTTGCCCGGCGAGTTGAAGCTCGGGTAGGCCCAGACGCGCGCCTTCAGGAACAGCTCGGCCAGCTCCTTCTGCCCCATCGAGTCGTGCACGACGACCCCCTGCGCCTCACTCAGCTTCGCGATCCTCTCCGACAGCTCGGCCAGGTGCGCATAGTGAGCAGCGAACTGCTTGTAGACCGGCGCGTACGTGTGGTGCAGCTCGGCCTGTGGCACCTGCTCCTTGATCCGCGGCCAGAGCTTCAGCAGCACATCGAGCCCGCGATCGGGCGAGCTCGAGTAGACGACCCACGGCTTCTTCTGCTGCGGCGCCTTCTCGTACCAGCGCGTCTCGATCCCGTTGCGGGAGACGAACACGCGATCGCTGCACGACGCGCCTGGTGCCAGGAACGGGTACTCCTCGCGCAGCAGCTCCTTCTGGAAGCGACTGAGCACGACGATGGACGTAGCGCGCTTCGCCCGTGCCTCGGTCAGCCGGTCGGCGTACGTCGCGTCGTGCAGCCAGAGCACGCGGTTCGGCGACGCGATCGAGCGATCGAGCACCTCGGGGCACCTGCTCGAGATGAACAGGTCACACGGGTCGCCCGGATCCCAGTCGTTGACACCGCCGTAGAGCACCTGGCCCTGCAGCTCGTCTTGACCGTCGATCGAGATCTGGTCGCCGCGGATGCCGATCCCCTGCTCGCCGGCGAACACGCGGACGTCGTAGCCACGCCGGGCGAACAGCTCAGCCATCTTCACCAGCGCGGTCTCAGAGCCGCCCTGCCCGTCGCCCAGGATGCTCTCCGGCTTCGGGTCGGTCATCCCCGCGTAGAAGACGACCTTGCCCTTCCGCACGCTCGGCCGCATCACTGCAATCTGCACCCTGTCGGGACCGATCACGAAGTTCTCGGCGATGCCCTGCTCGCAGATCCAGCCCAGGAGATCGTGCGGCGTGATCGCGCGCAGGTGACCCTTGTGCTCCACCTCGGCCCAGTTCGGCACGTTCCCGTGCTCGTAGGCGCCGTCGGGCGTCGAGATGTAGCAGCGCCCGGTCGGCTTGCACATCGTCGCCATCACGTTGATCGAGGCCCGCGGATCCGGCACGTGCTCGATCGTTTCGAACATGATCACCGCGTCGTAGCTGCCGACGTCGAAGTGCTCCGGTGCTCGGTGCAGGTCATCGCAGACGACCTTTCCGATCCCGGGGTACTCGCCGCGGCGCGCGTCGGCGCGCTTCACAGCCTCAGCGTTCAGATCCATCATGTCGACGTGGTGACCGGCGAGCGACAGGTTCGCCGCCATCCACCCATCATTGCCACTGAAGTCGAGCACCTTCAGGCCGCGCTTGCCGCGGCGCTTGGCCTCGGCGGCGAGCCCGTCGCGCAGGAACGCCAGTCGGTAGAAACGCGTGTGCGCCTCCGCGATGTCGATCCCGTGCTGCTCGAAGAACGCCTCGTTCGGGTTGTCGCCGTAGTAGTCCCTGTACACGGTCGGGTCGACTGCGTGCAGCACCATCTCGCGCTGATCGAGACGCGCCTGCGCGATCAGCGGGTGGTCCTCCACGTAATACGGCACGTTCTTCAGGAGCTGATCGGCCTTCAGGTTCTCGTCGTGGCGCACCAGCAGCTCCCTGACGGCCAGGACGTGCTTCACGGTCTCGTTCACCTTCAGGCGCGACGCGAGCCCCCCCATCTGCCCCTGCAGGTCATCTCGATACGGCGTCACGGCGAGCGCCTTCTGCGTGCACTCCATCGCCTCCTCGAGCTTCCCCAGGTGCGTCAGCGCCGCGCTCTTGAGCAGCAGCGGCTGATACACGTAATCGAGCGGGTTCGTGATCAGCAGCGTCGACGGAGCGCCGCGGTCGGCAGCCAGGTCGGCCCAGCGGATGCAGTTCTGCCACTTCTCCTCCAGCGCGCTGATCTCGGCCAGGTCGAGATAGCCGTCAGCCCAGTCGGGCCGGTGCGTGATCGCCAGGAACGCGGCCTCACGTGACTTCTCGAGCAAAGCGTCGAACTTCGCCGGCTCATTGCGGTGATCGGCCGTCTGCGCCCGGTAGGCGATCGAGAGCTTGTGCGCCGCCTGGCATAGCTCCTCGTCGAAGGCCCCAACCGCCAGGTACTCCTTCAGGTGCTTGATCGCCGTCGGGAGCTTCCCCAGCCCAAGCGCCTCGGATCCGAGGTAGACGATGGTCCGGGGGTCGGGATCGTCCCCACGCTTCTTTGCGGCCGCGTAGTCGGCCTTCAGGATCTTGAAGTTGCGCTCGCCGTTGACAGCCTGCTGCTTCCCATGCACCCAGACGATGTCCTCGTTGCGGATGTACTGGCCCGGCAACGCCAGGATCTCGTGCACCGGCAGCTTCCAGTGCTCACCCTGACGGAGCCGCACCAGGCGCTCGCGCTCCAGGTAGCAGGCGACGTTCCCGGCTTCGTCGCGCGCGTACTCGTACGGATGCAGCGACCCGGAGACCACCGGCGGCATCTGTGCGGCCAGCGTCCGAAGGCCAGTGGCGCCGCGCACGGTGTCGTCGCAGTCGGCCCAGACGCCAAACTCGCACCACTCGGGCAGCGCGTCCCACGCGTACTGCCGCGCCGCGCTGAAGTCGTTGCACCACTTGAAGTCGACGACGATCACCGGGCACTCGGGCGTGCTGTATGCCGCAGCAATCTCCTTCGTGAAGTCAGTCGAGCCAGTGTCGCAGACCACAACGCAGTCCACGGACGCGCTGTACTCCTTGTCCGCGGAGAGCTTCTTGTAGCTGACGTCGCCCGCGGTCAGGACTCCGAACGACTCCAACAGCTTCGGGAGGTTCTTCTCCTCGTTCAGCGCGATCAGCGAGAGCCCGATGTACGGCAGGCCCTGCGTGCGCTCGGGTGCGGTCGGCTCAGTCGTCTCCGTCATCTTCAGCTTCCCTTTCGTTGACTCTCCGCGCCAGGCTGGCAACGTCGATGATCTCCTCGTCGTCAAGTCGCCTCTGCAGCGCCAGGTGCGCCTGCGCCTCCGCGACGGCATGCTCCTCGGCCAGCTCGCGGGTCTCCCAGGTCATCAGGGCGGGTCCGGGGATCAGCTCATCCTCGGGACTGCGCAGCTCGTAGACGAACGCGCCCTCGCCCTGCTCGGAAACCCTCACCGTGTAATCGGCCAGGCCCGTCATCTGAACCTCCGCTGTTGCCGTCTCCTCACTACGAGACGGCAGGCTACCCCATCGGGGCGGACGCTACTCGGCGTCGTCTTCGACGAGAGCGGCGCGGTAGTCCTCTGCGCGTAGCTCTCCGTCCTTGCCGTCGGTGCGCTTCACCGTCAGCTCGCGTGCCTCGGCCTCGGCCTGAAGCTGCGGCTTGCTGGCAATGTCGTAGTCGAGCTCGACGGCGTAGCCGCGGCTCTCGACCTCTGCAATCAGCGCCTCTGTGTCGAGCGATCCGGCGTCGCCGGCCTCGACTGCAACGACATCGCCGTTGCTCAGCTTCAGCTCGGCCGGCTTCGTCTTCGAGAGACGGCCGTTCTCCAGCATCTCGTCGCGCTCGGCGTCACCGATCAGGGCGGGGTCGACCTCGCCGCCGCGGGGGATCCGCTTGCCGCCGGCGATCAGCTCATCCGTTACGTACAGCGTCATCAGAGCACGTCCGTGATCTCGTAGCCGGCATCGGGCGCAGTGATCGTCTCGCTGATGATCTCCCCCTCGCGGAAGTACTCCAGGCCCGGCGGATCGTTGACCGTCCAGCGGTCGACGCGCTTGCCCTCTGCGACGAAGCTGTGCGCTACCGACGGCGTGTTCTCGTCAGGCGTCGGGTCGACGTAGAGAATCCGGACGTTGTCGCCCCAGATGTCGGCGTAGACATCGGTCGCGCCCTCTGCAGACGTGATCTGCTGAGCGTCGGGGACCACCACGTTGAGGCCCCACAGCTTCTTCGGCAGGATCAGGTCACCGAGCTCGAGGATGTTCTGCACCCCGACGCCGGTCATGGCGATCTTCACCAGGTCGCGGATGTCCTGCTGGACAGCGACCTCGGTGGCGACGATCTGCGGGATCACGATCGTGTTGGCGGTGAGGCCAATCGCGGTCTTGATCGCCTGCTTGCCGACCTTGATGTCGGTCTCGATGGTGGCGGCATCGACGTTCCACTTGTTGGAGACGCCGGCCCCCAGGTTGAGCCCGCCACCGTTGGTCGTCTTCCGCAGGAGCGCGGCGGCGCGGATCTCGCGGCCCAGCATGAGCTGATCGGCCACGGCCTCCACCTTGCGCTGCTCGAGTCGGACGATCGAGTCGGCGTTCTTCCGCTCGCGGCGGGAGATCGAAGCCTTCAGTGCGTACTCGTAGCACTGGTACGGCGCGGAGCTGTAGCTCGTGTCGATCTCACGCGCCGGCGAGCGATCCGCAACGAGCTGCGGCACGTCGGTCGCGAAGAAGTCTCGCGCCGAGAACACGGGGTAGATGTCCGACTCGTGCGCAACCGGCACGCGTGGGCAGACCAGGTCCGCGATGAACTTCGTGAGGTCCGGGCGGTACTGACGAGCAAGGTTCGTCAGGTACTGATCGCGATGGACCCCTGCGACGTCTGAGCCAGGCATTACGGCACCCTCCGGGGCTGGATGAGCGCGGTGAAGATCTCACCCGCGGCAGCGTTGTACTCGGCGACTCCAACTGCCTCGGACCCGGACGCTGCCGGGATCACGCGGCCGTTGGTGGTCGCGACTGCCACCTGGCAGCCTGCGCCGAGCGATGCACCGGCGACGAGCTTGACCTCGGCACCTGCCTTCGCGACGGCGACGGGAAGTCCGGAAGCGACGGATGCGCCGAGCGTGACGCCGAGCAGCGGGCCGTGGCCGGCGGATGCGGCCGGGGCGACACCCTCCTTGACACCTGCGGCTGCGACGACCGGCTGGTACGGAAGCAGCGGCGCGGCGGCGATCTTCGGGGAGATGTGAATCTCCGGCACGTAGAGGACGTGGCTCATGCCGCCACCTTCTCGCGCACTTCGCGCTCGATCTCTGCGCCGACCTCGGCGAGAGTGACGGTCTTGCCGTCCTCCTTGGCCTTGGCCATGCGCTTCTCGACCTCCGCGTTGAACGCGACGCGTCCCTCGGGGGTCTCGAAGTTGATCTCGCCGTCACCCTTGGCGGCGGGGTCACCGGCCTCGGTGGAGCTGCCTCGCTCCTCGACCGGGATGTGGACGGGCAGCTCTGCGAGCAGCGCCATCGTCTCGTCGAAGCCGAACTTGTCGACGCGGCCACGCCACGTCTCGCGGGTCTCGGGCTTCGCGTCAACGTGACCCTTCCGCTGGAACTCGTCGAAGCGCCGGGTGAACCGCTCGTCGGTGAGCTGCTTGCCCTGCTCGACGACGGTCTCGGACAGCGTCTTGATCTGAGCTTCCTTCTCGGAGAGCGTCTTGGTCTCCTTCTCGTCGGGAGCCTTGGCTGCCTTCTCGGCCAGCGCCTTGATCGCGTCCTCGGAAGCCTTGGGGACCTCGATGGACAGCTCCTCGGAGAGCTTCACGCTCACCATCTCGGGAACATCCACCTTCTTGTCCTTCTCCTCAGGCATTCTGCTCCGCTGTTCGGGGCGCGGCTCAGCCGTCATGTCGAAGCCTGCGAGCTCGCCGAGCGTGATCGCGGTCTCCTTCACTTCCTCGGCTGCCTTCTCGCTCAGGGCGACTGCACCCATTGCCTTCAGGGCCGGCCGATTCGTCAGCCCACCGCTCAGCATCGTGAAGCCCTTCACGCCGGGGATGTCCGGCGAGCTGTACGTCTCGTGGTACTCGCTCGAAAAGTACTTGTACTCGCCGTTCTTGATCGCCTCGGCGGCGGTCTTCGTCCACTTCACGCGCGCCAGGAGGTTGCTGCCATCGCGCTTCATCGCGAAGTACCAGCCAGCCGCCCTGCTGTTGCCGCTCACGGCGAACGAGTGGTCGTAGTCGATCGGGACCTCTACCTCAGCAGCCTTGAACGCCTCGAAGTTCGCGACCGCCTTGTCCAGATCCTGCTCGGTGATCTTCAGCGTGTCGGTCCCGTGGTAGAACTCGCCCGTCTTCAGGACGGTGAACCAGTCGCTCACACCCTCGTCGTCGACCGTCGCGGCGTCGGCCATCGTCCGCACGTAGCGGAGGTCAGCCTCGTGATCTGTCGACGGCGTCGGCATCTACAGCGCTGTTCGGGTCAGCCGGCGACTGGGATCCACATGCACTTGCACTGACCGCCGCCGGCACAGTCCGGGTTCGGGCACGGCAGCTCCGGCAATCCACCCGGAGGCCCGACCGTTCCGTCGGCCTGGAGGCACGGCTCGCACGTCGTCTTGTCGAGCACGCTCGTGTACACCGAATGGCTGATCTCGCCGGAGCGCGCGAGCTGCTCATCGTTGCGGCCCAGGTTGAACGCTGCGCTGATGATCCCTGCCGCTGCGCCCTTCGCTTCAGCGCGCATCGCGGCGAACGGGTCGTAGCCGGCGCCGGTCGGCACACTGCCGTCCTGCATCGTCCGGAGCGCTCGCTGCCTGATTGCTCGAGTGGCCGCGTTCGCAATCGACTCGGCTGCAGAGCGAGCAACGGCGTTCAGGATCCGCTGCACGCTGTCCTTCGCCAGGCTCCTCATCAAGCTCGTGCGGTCGGCCAGTTTCACGCTTCCAAGCTGCTTCCGGAGCTCGGCGCGGACCTGCTCCTGCCCACCCTCGTAGACGCGGAACAACACCTTCCGGATCTCGTCCTCGATCTCGTAGGTCGGCACCGACACCGCGCTGATCGCCTCGGGCGTGCGGGCTGCGACCGCGGTGGCGACCGCCTGCTCCGTATCGCGCACGGCGTCGTGGCCGGCGTGCTGCACCTTCTCGATCAGGTCGCTCTGCCCATTGTCGAGCAGCGTCACGATCTCCGTCAACGCGAGCACCTTCTCGTGCTTCGTCAGCTCACGGCCCGGATCGAACTCGCTCAGCTTCTTCGTGCGATCGCCCGGTGGCTTCGCCGGCTGCACGCGTGGGTCAGTGGGATCGCCAGCCGGCACGGGCTGCACCTGTGGCGGTACGAGCGCCGGATCGGGGACCACGTCGCCCTTGGCTGTCTTGACCATGCCCGGCGGGATCTCCTCCTCCGGCTCCTCCAGCGGCTTGTCCGGCAGCTCCAGCACGTCGCGCAGGTGCGCCTCCAGCTCGGAGTCGACTGTGATCGCTCCCTGCGCAATCAGCTTCTGCAGCACGTCCGCGATCAGCGCGATGTTGTTCGCCTCGATCTTCGACGCCTTCACCTTCGGCACGCGGCTGACGTCGTAGTTCCACGCCACCAGCGGCGCGGCCAGCTCCTTCGTCAGCATCTCGCAGATGTACTCGACGATCGCCTGCACTGCCTGGTAGTACGGCCCCTGCTGCACGTCGCCAACGGCGCGGGCACCCTCGCCCTGCTGCCCCAGCTTCATGAACTCGGCCAGCACGTTGCGGGCCATGCCGCTCTCGTGACGCTGGATCGCCTTGTCCGGATCGGCCTGACCGTCGCCGGTGATCGCCAGATCCTCCAGGAGCCAGCCGACCGCCTCGTCCACGTTCGTTCCAGCCTTCGGCCCCGGCATCACGATGTAGACGCTCTCGCCCTGCTTCAGGTCCGAGATCGACCGCTCGATCGAGTCGAGCTGCTCCGGCGTCGCGTTCGACGGCGGGTACGCAACCGGCAGGCCCGTCGACCGTTCCAGACCGATCGCCTCCAGGTTCTCGAGGTCGACCTTGTAACGCCAGTCGCGCCAGGCGGTCCGGAGCAGAGAGACTCCGCGCCAATCGTCGCCCTCCTGCTCGTTCGTGAAGACGACCAGGTCGCGGGCGTCGATCGTCACCTCGTTCGGAGACAGACCGTCGCCCAGATACTGCACGACGTTCGCGAGCTGCGAGCTGTCGCCCTCGACGGCATTCCACTCGCGGATCGTGCGCTGCAACCGCGGTGCCATCCGCCCGATCACGAACGCCTTGCGCGTTACCGTCACGGGCTCGGGATCGTCGTCCTCTGGCTTCGCCTTCTTCGGCGTGTACTCAAACTCGACGTCGCGCAGCTCGGCCACGCGGTTGAACACCGAGTGCCCGAAGTCCAGGTAGCTCAGGATGCGCCGGAGCAGCTTCTTGAAACCGCCGTCCAGCTCCTCGAAGATCGCGTGCTGCACGAACGCCGCCGCCTCAACGTCCTCGTCGGCCGGGCTCGCCGGGTCGACGTAGAAGTTCGCCGCCAGGATCGGCACCTTCGACATCAGCAGCATCCACTTCACCGTCGGATCGGTGCGGCGCATCAGCTCGATCACGTCCATGTTCCGCGGCCAACGCCACTCGTCGTTGGACTCCAGCTCGCGAATCCAACCTCGGTTATTCACCGTGCCGGAGCGGCCAACCTCCTTCGCAGCAGGTGCGGTGCCAGCGCCCTCGGCGGGCAGCGTCGGCTTCGTCAGCCGAAAGCGATCGAGAATGCTCATGCTGCTACGCAGTTCGGAACCGCGCCCAGAGCGGACGCCATCGCGCCCTCGGTGATCCCCAGCGTGCGCCGGATCTCTGGGTAGCTGCAGCCGTCAATCGTCATCGAGTGGATCATGCCCCCCTGCACGGTCAACCTGATGCGATTCATCGCCCGCCAGCTCAGTCCGATGCGCGCGGCGATCTCCATGTCGGGGAAGCCCATCGTGCCCATCACGGCAATGCGAGCTGCGTCCTCACGCTCCTGCTCCGACAGGTACTCCAGCGCCCTCACGAGCGCCGGCTCCAGCGCGCTCGGGACCTCAGGCATAGGCCGGCTCGTGGAACATCGGCTCGATGTACGAGCTCGACGACATCGAGACCCCGCCTGCTCGGTCGGCAGCGTCGGACGCTTCGGCCAGGGTTTCGTAGCTCACGCGGTCGAGAGAGACGTACTCGTGCGCGTGGTTCCGGTAGCCGATGCCCCTCATCCTCATCTCTCCCCTGCGCCAGTCGATCAGCTTCGTCTTCAGCGCGGTGCGGGCGAACTTCGCGAAGCTGCGGTACACCGTTGGCTCCGTCCTCGCGTGCAGCTCGATCAGGATCAGCATGCCTTCCGCGATCAGCTCGTCGTCCTCAACGCTGTCGACGGCCGGCGGGAAGCGATTCACAACGTCGGCCACGTACGCGTGCACGTCTCTGATGTCTCCAAGCTCGGCTGAACCTTCCACCGGGGCGAAACAGTACTCGTCCGGACGACGGCAGCAAAAAGGCGCCCTCTCGGACGCCTCTTTACCTCTGGCCCGCTCTCGCGGCTGCGAGCTTACTCGCCGCCGCCGTCGCCGGAACCTTCACCGCCGTCGCCGCCCTCGCTGGTCGCGCCCTCGGCTGCGCCCTCTGCGGCTTCCTTCGCTGCATCTGCGTTTCCTTCGGTCGCTGCGTCGGCCGCGCCCTTGGCCGCGCCCTCTGCTGCTTCTGCTTCTCCGTCGCTCATCTGTTCACCTCCCTCCTTCACTGGATAGATCACAAACCCATCGCTCCGCTTGCGGATGATCCCTGCCCGTTCGGCAACCTGCTCAATCGTGTACAGCTCTGCGTCGGTAGCGGTGCTGACGAGCCGCTCGTACTCGGTCGGCGTCATCATCTGGTGCGCCTTGCGTTTGCCGGGTCCGCCTCGCCAGTCCAGCCGGCCGCGCGGTAGGTCTCGATGCACCGCTCGTAGATCACGTCGGCCTGCCAGCCGTAATGCAGATCGTCGTTGCGGCGGCAGTGCAGCTTTGGCACCTCGTGATACGCCCACACCCTCCAGAGCGGATCGTCGGGATCGTCGCGCATCCAGAACGGCGCCGGCCGATTCTCCCAGTCGGGCAGCTTCCCGATGCACTCGCAGATCGAGCAGTCATAGCGCCGTGGCATCGGGCCAGCGCAGAGAGCGTCGCGGTGCGTCCGGTCGATCTTGCCCATGTCCCCGATGAGGTCGTTAACCGTCATCTCCTGGATCGCCATGAGCGCGGCTCCAAAGCTCGCGTTGTCCGACCAGTCGATCACCGGCTCGGTCAGGATCGGCAGGGCTCGCGCTGTCGCGGTTTCCATCACCGCTGCTCCGGCAGCAGGCCCATCGGCCTCAACCGCTCCAGGAACTCCTGCACGAACGGATCGCCCAGGATGCCCTTGATCGCCTGCGCGTCCAGCTCGTGCCCGTTCGGGCTCATGGCTTCATCGACGTGAACGGCGAGCGATGCGAGACTGACGATCACGGACGGACTGGGGAGCGGGATGCCGCCGCTCATCGGAGTCGCCTTCCCAGCTCGCCCGTGAGCCACTCGACATCCTCGGTCAGTGCGGCCAGGCGGTGCGAGACCACGAGCTGCGCCTTGACCTGAGCGGCAGCAAGGTTGGCTTCCCGGGTGGGTCTCGGACACCCCGGCTCTGCCGCCTTGCGGAGCAGGTCGTTCACCTGATCCTCCAGCTCAGCGGCTTCCGCCTTGTGGTTCGTCTCGCCCATCAGGAGATGTCGCAGACCACAACGACGATCGCCTCGTCACCGGAAGGGTTCAGCCCTTTCTCGATGGCGGCCTGCAGCGTGGACTCGTCGGTCGTCGGCTGACCCTCGTCGGCAACCTCGCTGATCGTGACCTCAAACGTCTTCTCGTGCTCCATCAGATCCGCACCTTCCCGTGAATCGTGACCTTCGTCGGCTTCCGCCGCCTC